TCAGCTCCGCCGACCTCCGCTCCGCCGACCTCAGCTCCGCCGGTGGGTTTAAATTTACCCCGCTTCAAGTCGTTAATACGAAGTTCTTTATTACGATCTTAGACGATCATGTTCTATGGGGTTGTAAAAAAATGACCTTCGACGAGGTAAAGTCTTTCGAGCTTAATGATTGTACGACTGAATGGAAGCCGGACGAGTTTAAGCTTAACAAGAAAATTATTACCGAGATGATTCGGTATTACCGGAGTAAGACATAAAGATAGAGCCGTTCTGCCAGAATAGAGCCGAGCGTCGGGCTATGCGAAAGCGCGATCGGGCCCAGCGCCGCGCCAGATGAAACTCCCCTCCCTCTGTATCGGAGACGATCTCCTGATCCACTTCGAAACGGAGGGAAACGTAATCTCGGTTTTTAAGCACTTCCCGGGCGAGATTACCCTCCGCCCGTATCCCTTTATGTGCCTCGATGGACGCGCGAGGTTAAAAATTTATCGACATATCATTTCTGCTTGCCGCGAGCTAAATATCCCCGTTAAGGTAAAAGAGTCTCGAAAGTGAGACAACAACCAAGGGGAAAACATGGGTTACGCGCAGGATACGGAAGTACCGATCGGTCGATCGCAGGACGAAATTAGAAACACTTTAACGAAGTATAAGGCTACCGGATTCATGTTCGGAGAGACTATGAACCAGTCGATTATCGCCTTCGAAATGAATCAGCGCCGGATCAAGTTTGTAATCACGCGGGCCCAGATCGGTGTAAGTAGAACAAAAAATAATCAGACTATGACCCAGAAGCAGGTCGATAAAGAGAATCGCCGCCTCTGGCGCTGTATCCTGCTCGCGATTAAATCGAAGCTCGAGTGCGTTGCTTCCGGGATATCGACCTTCGAGCAAGAGTTCCTCGCGCATATCGTTTTACCGAACGGAGAGACCGTCGGTCAGGTGATGATACCACAGATCGAAGCCTCTTATAAAAACCAGTCGATGCCGCCTCTCTTGGGTCATGGAGGCTAAATGAATAGCCGAGAAGCGTACGGCGTAATACCTGTTTTTATGTCTACTTCGGGTCATGCGATTATCCGGGATATTCCTCCCGAGGAAAGCCCGTACGGTCGCGTCCGCGGGATGATCGAAATTATATCGGGCTGGTTTAGATGAGCTTTCGCATAGAATACCAGCTCGATCTCCTTAAAGACGAAGAGTACGAAGCGCTCCTCGATTTGTGGTGCCAGTACCGGCGCGAGACCGAGCATCTACCGGCCGGACCGCTTGGAACCGAACAGGCCCAGAAGATCGAGAAGCGTCTGTTCCGCGGGAAGACGTACGACTCGACGAAGTACTACAAGGCCCGGATTGAATCGATGCGCGTTTGGAGGAGTAGAAAGTGAAAGCACTCGCCTTTTATAACGAAATTGACCCGAGGGCCGCTCAGTGGCTACGGGAACTTATCAAACAAAATTTAATAGCCCCGGGGGTGGTAGATGAGCGATCGATCGAAGATATTAAACCAAGCGACCTCGAAGGATTTACCCAAGTCCATTTCTTCGCCGGTATCGGAGGATGGAGCGCAGCTCTCCGACAGGCCAGATGGCCGGACGACAGGCCGGTATGGACCGGATCATGCCCATGCCAACCTTTCAGTGCGGCAGGCAAAAGAACTGGGACTTCTGACGAGCGGCACCTATGGCCCGCCTTCGAGTGGCTCATCAGCCAGTGTAAACCTAATACGATCTTTGGAGAACAGGTTGCGAGTAAGGACGGCCTCGCTTGGCTCGACATTGTATCGACTGACCTGGAAGGACAGGGTTACGCCGTCGCGCCGGGCGATATTTGCTCTGCGGGCTTCGGCTCCCCGAATATCCGGCAGAGGCTGTACTGGGTGGCCGACACCGACGACGCGAGATCACAAAGACGGTACGAGCGAGGGGTCCGTCCCAATAATCCGTTTATTGGGACGGACGGCATGGCTCTCGGGTTGGAGCACTCCGCGCTCGACGGAGAACGGTCACTCGACGGGGAACCCGGATCGCGCGATGAATCACAAGTTAAGGATAGAGGACGAGGTATTTCTATCGGGATGGGATACTCCGAGGGCTACCGACGGGAGTCACGGGGGTCCGAATCAAGCTGGGGGCTCTCTACCGGCGGATGCGGGCCTAACCGGCTGGCTGACGCCGATGGCAGGAACACCAGCGAGGAACGGGAACAACGAAGCGGGGAATACGGACTCGAGCAGGAAGACAGTAGCACTAATAAAAGAGGCTCAGCCCGTCCGACTAACGGCTTCTGGCGAGCTGCTGACTGGCTCTTCTGCAAGGATGGAAAGTGGCGGCCAGTTGAGCCCGGCACATTCCCGCTGGCTAATGGGATACCCGGTCGCGTGGGACTCCTGCGGGGCTACGGCAATGCTATTAACGTCGAAGTCGCGGCGGGGTTCGTAGGCGCTTACATGGAGGCTATATCGTGAAATTATGGATACACTTTAACCAACTCGGCGCCCCGGATAACGTCCTACCCGAACAGGTATACGATCAGTATAAAAAACAGAACTGTAAACAGCCGGGGTCGTGGGAACTTTACCGGCCCGATCAACTCTATATAATCCCGTGGAAGCCGGACCCCAAGCTCGTAGATTTGAGTAAAGGTCAGCACACGCTCGACGAGGTCCTTTCGGCTTATGTCTGGTCGGTTTATGAGAAGCTCGGTCGTCATAAGGCGAATACGGCGAAGCATCTCGGGATCGATCGTAAAACCCTTTATCGCTATATTGATCACGCCGAGGATAACTACGGCGCCGGGGCGGAAGCATGAAAAAAATCTTAGACGCCTGCTGCGGGTCGAAAATGTTCTATTTCGATAAGCAGGACCCGCGCGTCCTCTTTGCTGATATCCGTAGCGAAGAGGTAACTCTCTGCGACGACCGTAAGCTCGTCGTCCGCCCCGATCTGATAAGCGACTTCCGGCGTATGGAGTTTAAAGACGAGACCTTTAGCCTCGTAATCTTCGATCCGCCTCATATTAAGCGGGCCGGGCCGAATAGCTGGCAGGCTAAAAAATACGGCAAACTATCGAAGGAGTGGGAAGATGATCTCCGCCGCGGGTTCGCTGAGTGCTTCCGGGTTTTAAAGCCAGGAGGTACCCTTGTTTTTAAGTGGAACGAGGTTCAGATCGTTCTATCCGATATACTTAAACTTACAGACCAGAAGCCAGTACTCGGACATAAAACCGGACGCCAGGCTAAGACTCACTGGGTTTTATTCGTAAAGGATTAAATGGACGAACTCGAGATGCTCGAAAAGCTTGAATTTACGGAACCATGCGAACGGGCTCGTCTTCAATTTGAAAATTGCGGAAGCCGTCGCTATATGCCTCTTTCTGATCTCAAGGCACCAAAAGGCCATTGCGTTTGGTGTGATAAGAAATTAAAAGGACGGCAGCAGAGATGGTGTTCGCCTTCTTGCGTAAGTTCCGCTCAACGTCGAGCAGCTCCTCAGAATCCAGCCGCTAAGATATTCCGCTTAATTCATCTACAAAACTGGGCGTGTAAAGCCTGCGGTCTGTCCTTCGAAGAAAGTATGCGGAAAGATATTCGGGCCCGCTACGAAAAATTAAATCGAATTATCGACGAGAAAGAGAAATCGAGCTGGGTTCGAAGATATGGAAGACTGGCGACCGATCCGGAGGAGAAAGTCTCTTATTATTGGCTCGGTTCGAATACCGGCGATATCCACCAGACCGATCATATTATCCCGATTCATAAGGGTGGAGCAGGGATCGACCCGGCTAACTTACAGACGATTTGTACTGATTGCCATAAGTTAAAATCAATCGAGGAGCGGCGCCGTGGACGAATATAAACTCGCGGCCGCAAAAGCGAAGTGCTCCGCAAGCCACCTTTTCTTTACCCGCTACTATTTCAAGCAGCGAGAGGGCGCGAAGTTCCTCGTTAATTGGCATCACGAGTGGTTAGCGGACGAACTCGAGAAGGTCCTTACGGGCGAGACCGAGAACCTGGCTATCAACGTTCCGCCTGGTTCTTCTAAAACCGAAATGGTCGTCGTAAATTTTATCGCCCGCGGTATCGCGAAGAACCCTCGAGCCCGATTCCTTCACCTTTCGTACTCGGACGACTTGGCGCTTCTAAACTCAGCTAAGGCCCGAGATATCGTAACGTCGGACGAATATCAGGCGCTCTATCCGCTTAAACTCTCAGCAGATACGAAGGCGAAAAAGAGATGGAACGTAACGATCGACGGGGAGATCGCCGGGGGCGTGTATGCGACGTCTCTCGCCGGTCAGGTAACGGGCTTTCGTGCCGGTCACATGGCCCCGGGATTTCAGGGCGCTATTTTAATCGATGACCCGATGAAACCAGAGGACGCGTACTCAAAAACTAAGCGCGACGCCGCGAACCGGAAGCTTCTTACGACGGTTAAGTCACGTCGGGCGAAACCGAAGACTCCGATTATCCTTATCATGCAGCGCGTATCCGAAGGAGACCCGACTCAGTTCGTACTCGAGGGCGGCCTCCAGGTAAAATTTAAGCACGTCAAAATACCAGCGCTGATCGACGATAAATACGTAAAAGAAAATATCCCCGAGAAGTACTGGTCGAAGATCGACAGCTCCGTACGTGATTCAAAGGGACGCTTCTCTTACTGGGAGTTTAAAGAACCGCTCGCCGAGCTTCTCGCCATGGAGTCGGGCGAAGGAACAAACCAGCAGGGCCAGGTAATCTCGAAACACGTTTTTAATTCTCAATATCAGCAGAGCCCGCGGGCGCTCGGCGGTAACTTAATTAAAGGCTCGATGTTCCACAGGTACACGGTACTTCCGAAGCTACGTTACCGTATGATCTACGGCGATACGGCCCAGAAGACGAAAGAGCATAACGATTACTCGGTATTCCAGTGCTGGGGTTACGGCGAAGACGGTCGGATTTACCTCCTTGACCAGATTCGCGGCAAGTGGGAGGCTCCAGAGTTACTGAAACGCGCCCGAGCGTTCTGGTCAAAGCATAAGCAAATGGATAATTACGATCAGTTCGGGACTCTTCGTATGTTCAAGCCGGAGGATAAATCGAGCGGTACCGGCCTGATTCAGCAGCTCCGATCCGGAGAGCCCGCTCTCGGTATTAAACCGATTCCGGTTCCGCGCGACGAGGATAATATCACTCGATCGACGGATAAACTGACCCGGGTAATGGACGGACTTCCGTACCTTGACCTTGGTCAGGTCGCGATCCCTCTCGACGCGCCCTGGGTAAGCGACTTTATAGACGAGTGCGAAGCTTTCACCCCGGACGATACGCACGCGCATGACGATCAGATTGACCCGCTGATGGATGCGATCAAAGATATCTTATCACCAAATAGCGTTCTTAAACGCTGGGAGGCTTTAGCCGATGACTGAACTTAAAACTCTTGATATAATGGAAAAGGAAGCAATCGCCGCGGCCTTAAAACAAACCTCTACGGCCGTCGAAGCTGCCAAGTCGCTCGGGGTATCCCGCGCTACTCTCTACCGCCTGATGAAAAAGCATGGGCTTAAACGAGGAGAAGCAGTATGTCAGAGCCAGTAAAAGAAATCGAAGTTTTTAAAACATCGGATGCGTCCGCGAAAGAGAAGGGCGTAGTAGCCCAGACCGGCGACGGCTTCGATAACTTCGTCTCCCGGCTCGGCCTGAATAATAATAACACGCTCTCCGCTGGCCTCTATATTTTCAATCTGATGACGCGGAACCGAATCCAGCTCGAGGCGGCTTACCGCGGGTCTTGGGTCGTCGGTCAGGTGATCGACTGCGTCGCCGAAGATATGACTCGGGCCGGTATTAATATCACGACCAATAAAGAGGAGCAGGACATTAAGGAGCTGCAGGCCGGTATGAATCGCCTCCAGATTTGGTCCTCGATCTGCGACCTGATTAAGTGGGGCCGATTATACGGGGGCGCGATCGGGGTAATCCAGATCGAAGGCCAGGACCTCGAGACTCCGCTCCGCCTCGATACTATCGCGAAGGGTCAATTTCAGGGGCTCGTCGTTTTTGATCGTTGGCAACTGAATCCTAATCTGGCTAAGATTATCCAAGCAGGCCCGAATATGGGCCTACCTGAGTACTACGACATCGTGACTACATCGACGTCCTCCCAGCCGGAGGCGCCATCGGCTACCGGACAGATTCGGGTCCATCATAGCCGAGTGATTCGCAACATCGGGATAAAGCTCCCGTTCTTTCAGGCCATTACCGAGATGATGTGGGGCGAGTCCGTCCTCGAGCGACTCTGGGACCGCCTTATCGCCTACGACTCCGTAACTATGAGTACCGCCAACCTCGTCGAGCGCGCGAATAACCGTACCGTCGGCGTCGAAGGGTACCGCGAGATTATCGCTGCCGGCGGCAAGGCCCAGCAGGCACTCGAGAAGCAATTCGAGGCTATGCGGGAGTTCCAGACGAACGAAGGTATGACCGTCATGGATAAGAACGATACCTTCGCTACGACGAACTATACGTTCGCAGGCCTCGGGGACGTTATTCTTCAATTCGCGCAGCAGCTTTCGGGATCGTCTCAGATTCCGCTCGTACGGCTCTTGGGTCAGAGCCCAGCCGGTCTAAACGCAACCGGCGAGAGTGATCTCCGTCTTTATTACGACAGTATCAACGCGAAACAGGAAGCGACCCTCCGCCCCGGAGTAACTACTCTGCTTCATGTGATGTGGCGCTCGTTCTTCGGAACTGCGGCCCCGGAAGACCTCGAGTTCACCTTTACCCCGCTCTGGCAAATGTCAGCGCTCGACAAAGCGAATATCGGGAAGACCAATACCGAGACCGTTCTCGGCGCTCTCGCCGAAGGAGCGATCGACCTCCCTACTGCGATGAAGGAACTCCGTCAGTCTTCGGGCGATACCGGCCTTTTCTCGAATATCTCGGACGAACAGATCGAGCAGGCCGAACTAGAGCCGCCGCCTAACGCGATTCTCCCGGAAGGCGAAGGGTCCGAGGCGGATTTGGATCCGAAGGACGACGTCGTTAAAAATCTCGATGCTAAATTTAAAGGAGTTTTGTCATGGCTGAAGCTGAAAAAGAAGTAAAACCGAAAAACGGATTTTTCCGGGTCTATAATGCACCTCCCGTAAAAGATCCCGAGGCGGTCAGTAAAAAGACTTATATTAAGTATTACGATACCGCCGAAGAAGCGAAGCAGGATAAGAACCTTCGCCTTTTGCCTCAAGTTTATAGTGCCGTCCCGGTAGAATAGGTCTATGATTAAATGGTGGGACGAACTTATAAAGGGTACTCGTTCGCCGACGCTAAGGCGAAGAGAGAGCAAAAAAAGAACAAATTTAAAGCAAGTACCGCCGCCGAGCGCGACTTTTACCGCGCGATAAAGAAGGTCGCGGAGCAATCCGGTCACATCGTAGACGCCTATACCTCGGGCGCCCAGATTCGCGATTTAAAGCAGATGACTAAGGCCCTTGACGACTATTCGAAGCAACTCGAACCGTGGGCGAAGCGTCAGTCCGAGAAGCTCCTCGAGGCGGTTAGCCGTTCGAACGTACGCGCGTATCAGAAGCAGTCAAAGACGATTGGGAAAATCCTCCGGGCGGAGCAGAAGCTTCACTTCGGTCTTTCGCCGGTCGCAAAGGCGCTACAGGACGAGCAAGTCGCACTTATTAAGTCTCTCCCAGTTGAGGCCGGTCTCAGAGCTCAACGGATCGCCGCCGAGAACTTCTTAAGCGGTACCCGGGCCCAGGTAGACCCGGAACTCGTGGAACGATTCCTTCGGGAGCGCCGGAATACTATCGAAATGAATAATTTATTCGCACAGCAGGCCGGGACTAAAGAGTTCGCCGAAGAAATGGAGCGCTCTACCGAAGTCGCCGTAAACCGGGCGAAGCTGATCGCGAGAACCGAGACGGCCCGCGCGAACGCGGCGTTCGTTCAGACTCGGGCGTCTTCCGTAGGCTCCCGCGGGTATATCTGGCGCACGACTATGGACGGGGCGGAACGTCATTCTCACGCGAAAATGAATGGAAAGTACGTCGAATACGACTCCCCTCCTCTATTATCTGACGGTACGCGCGGCCACGCCGGAACCTTCCCTAACTGCCGATGCTGGCAAGACGTAGTCCTGCCCGAGGACGTCGATTAACGATTCCGCTTGCGCCTTTCAGGATTCTAGGGAAGACTGAGGACTCTTAGGGGGTTTTTATGAATTTAGTTATGTACCTTTTAAATCAATTCGGCGAACAGGCCGTAAATTTTGCTCGACCGGCTCCGGGTCAAACGAACCCGTGTATCTTCGGAGGAGAAGGCGTGCCGGATATGGTCGCCCCAGAGAACTCCCTGTATTTTCAACTGGATGCCTCCAGTAGCGACGCATATCTGTACAGAAATACGGATGGCGACGATACCTGGGAAGCGCTGATCCTAGGGGAAGCTGGAGTTCTAGCTACTCCTTTAACGGGATTAGCTGCTGGATCTAATACGCCTATAGCCGCCTCGGATACAATTCTGGAAGCCTTAGCAAATCTCCAGGCTCAGATCGACGCTTTATAAAATGAAGTACTTCGCTACCCGTATATCCGAGAACTTGCACAGGACGCCAGAGGGATATCTTCTGGCGCTTGGCGTTTCAATCGGACGCACGGGTGAGATGGAGTACGGTCGCGGCGAAGTCCCGCTCGAGCCGGGCAACGACGGGATAATCCGGGTATCTCGATCAGAAAAAGAACTTTTCCGACCCGAGACGATCGCCTCTTTCGAGGGAAAATCTTTTACGATTCGTCATCCCCAGGACTTCGTTGATTCGTCGAACTGGAAGGATTTAACCAAGGGAATCATGCAAAACGTACGGCGCGGGGAGGGCGATCAGGACCAAGACCTAGTCGCGGACCTACTGATTACGGATCAGGCAGCGATTTTACTTGTCGAGAACGGTATGCGCGAGCTATCCTGCGGCTATGAAGCTGAGTACTTGCAGACAGGACCGGGAACTGGTATCCAAAAGAACATCGTCGGCAATCACTTGGCGCTCGTTGAAGAGGGTCGGGCAGGTTCCGCTTACAAAATCAACGACCAAAAAGGAGTCAATTCAATGAACAAAAAACTCGAAGCCGCTCTTAAAAAGCTTTTCGGCAAAACGTCGGATCAGATTATGAAAGAAGCCGACGATAAAACTAAAGCCGAGGCCGCTGCTGCAGCGAAGAAAAAGAAAACCGGAGATGCTGCCGGCTATGACGAGTTGGTCGCTATGTGTAAAGACCTTATGGGTAAAATCGAAGCAATCGGCCAACCTGTTGCTGATGAAGATAAGCAGGACGACCCGCCTCCGAAGAAAAAAGAAGGCGAAGGTCAGGACGAAGAGGTCGCCCCCTCTCTTGAGGACCGCCTGAAGGCTCTGGAGGCTGTCGTAAATAAACTCGTCGAGCGCGAGTCTAAAGAGGAAGAAGTCCCTGTCGAAGACGAAGAGCATCAGGAAGAAGAGCTCGTTGAAGACGAGGAGATGGAAGAGGAGACCGCCGACGCTGACGAAGAAGAGGAAGAAGGTCCGAAGTTGACCGGCGACGAGAAATCTCGCCTCGAAATCCTCGCCCCGGGTCTGCGTCCTACTAAGGACTTCAAGGCTGCAGCTCTGAAAGCTGCCTATAAAACGGCAGATGGTAAAAAACACATCGACGCCCTTACCGGCGGAAAACCTACCTTTGACTCTAAGGCGCAAGTAGATATCCTATTTACTGCGGTTCCTCAGATGTTAAAGATCGAGAGAAACGGCTCGCTCTCTCGTACGAAAACGAGCGATTATAATTCCGTAATGGATCAGGGCGACGGAGTTATGACTGCGGAAGCCATGAACAAAAAGAACGAAGAGTTCTATAAACAAAAGAAATAAAAAAGGAGTCCGAAAATGTGTCCAGCATATCTCTATAATTCGCCCGCCGGAGTTCCCGGTGATATCACAAGAACCGACGAAACAAACGTCGAACCGGCCCGTCTGATCGCGGTATCGGGAACCTTCGCTCAGGCGTTCGGTATTCCGATGAAGTACGCGACCGGCGGTATCTCTCAAATGGGAGTCGGTGACGCCGCTACCGCTTTCGCAGGCGTTCTGGTGCGCGAGGTTCCGGCCATCAGCGGGAATACGAACCAGGGATTCGATAACACCGTACCGAATCCGAACCAAATCAATGGCATGGCCGTCCGCGGTTATGTATCGGTGAAATGTAAACAGGGTACTCCGGCCCGTGGCGGAACTGTTTACGTGCGCGTCGAGGCCGATACCGGCAAGCTGGTAGGTGACTTCGAGGCCGTTTCTGACACAACTAAAAGCGTTGCCCTTACCGCGACTCAGGCTACCTGGGCGTCTGACGGTAAAGACAGTGATAACAACGCCGAACTGCGGATCGCCCGCTAAGGAGTAATGCGATGAGACAAAATTGGCAAGCAGGCCGAAAATTCAGAACGAGAGACTCGGCCCTCTCGTATTACGTAAACCAACTGGACAACCTGGATAAGCGGCTTTATGAACCGCTGGTTTCGGTAAGCTGGGGTCGCGATATCAAGCTGAGAAGCGGTATCACGATGGCGAACGAGTCTACCTCGTTCATCCGTTCGGCTTTCGCCGCTGCGGGCTCCCTGGCGAATTCGTCCGGAAGTAACGGCGGGCAGATGCCGTGGATCTCTGCGGAGACGACCGCTATCCCTGGCGTGTCGATTAACGGCGAGCGCGTGGTTCTTCCGCTGCGCTTACTGGCCCGCGAAGTGTCGTACACTTCTCCGGAGCTGGAACGCTCGAACCTCCTGGGTCAGCCGATCGACGCTCAGAAGATCGACGCCCTGAATATCCTCTATCAAATGAACACCGACCAGATGGTTTACATCGGTTCTTCCGATGTGGGCGCAACCGGTCTGTGTAACTCCCCGCTGGTAACCGCCTCTAACGTGGCGGCCGGAATCGGTGGCGGCACTACCTGGGCCTCGAAAACCCCGGTTGAAATCCTCGCGGATATCAATACGCTCCTGAATGCGACTTGGTCGTCTTCGGCGTTGGCTATCTGCCCGGATAAGCTGCTCCTCCCTCCGACCCAGTTCTCGTACCTGGCTTCGACTCTGATCAGTTCCGCTGGTAATATGTCGATCCTCGAGTTCGTTAAAAAGAACTCGATCGCCCTGACCATTAACGGTCGCGAGCTGGATATCCAGCCAGTTAAATGGCTGACCGGCCGTGGCGATAGCAGCTCGAACCGTATGGTCGCGTATACTAACGACGAGAGTCGCGTACGCTTCCCGATGGTTCCGATCCGCCGCGAGACGCCGTACTACCAAGGTATCCGCTTCACCGCGCCGTACCTGTGGGCCTTCGGCGAGGTCGAGTTCGTGTACCCTGAAACCGTGAGATACGCCGACGGTATCTAACCGCGGCGCCTCAATCAACTAGGAGTAGTCATGGCAAAATTACAGTTCAAGATGCCCCGTCAAATCGACGGGGTTCAGTACGATAAAGGCGTCCACACAGTGGAGGATTCACTCCTCGCTCACTGGTACGTACTCGCAGGAATCACGAACGGAGTTATTGTCGTCGTTGAAGGAATTAAAGGCAATCAAAGCGCCCCTCCCCCTCCTCCACCGGCAGACCTTAAACCGCCGCAAGTTCCGCAGCAGCCCGCGGCCCCTCAAGCGCCGGCAGCACAAACCCCAGCCGCTCCAGCAGGACCTTCCTATCAGGACCTGATGAATAACGGTCCGCAGGATCAGGCGCCGACCCAGGTCGGGGGTCAGCAACCGCCGCAAGTTCCGCAGCAGCCCGCTCCGGAAAGCGACGAAGCTAAAAAAAATAAGCGTCAGGAAGCAGCTAAAAAAGCAGCAGCTACCCGCGCAGCAAATAAGGCCGCCGCCAAAACGGAAGGGCCTGCTCAATAAGAAGGAGGCCGTATGGTAAACGCGACATTCAGGGCGAACTTCCCCGAGTTTGCAGACCTTACGGCTTATCCAAATTCTCAGCTCGATTTCTGGGCTAGTGTTGCCGAAAAAATGGTCGTTAAATGCGTTTGGGACGATATGTACGAGAACGGCGTAATGCTTTACGTCGCTCACGAACTCGTACTCGCGCGACAGAACGTACAGGCCGCCGCCGTAGGTGGTCTCCCTGGTCAGGGTGGTGGGATCGCCAGCTCGAAGACCGTAGGCTCTGTATCGGTTAATTACGACCCGAACTCCACGACCGAAAAAAATGCGGGTTGGTGGAACCTCACGAACTACGGAAAGCAATTTTATAGACTGACTCAAATCTTCGGCGCTGGGTGTATTCAGTTATGAGTAAAACCTTCGTTAAAGTCGAAGATTTTACCGGCGCTTTTAATAACCTGATCGAAGCGGTCCGGGTTAGAAAGACGCTTATCGGTATTCCAGAAGAGGATAACGCACGTAACCCCGAAGACGGTAATCAGCCTATCGGAAACGCCGCGATACTCTATATCAATAATTTCGGAAGCCCGGCGAATAATATCCCGCCGCGCCCGGTAATGAATATCGGTATTTTTAACGCCCAGGACGAGATCGTCGAGGAGCTTAAGAAGGCCGTTCAGAACGGATTTAAAAAGGGTAGCCGCGCCCTGAATCAGTATTACGAGCGGGTCGGTATTATCGGCTCGAACTCCGTAAAGCGTACAATAAACGATCAGATCGGGATCGACCCGCCTGCAGAGTCTACGCTGGAAGCGCGGCGCGCGCGCGGGTTTAAAGGGACGAAAGCTCTCCTCGTAACCGGCCAGACGCGAAACGCGATTACCTACGTCGTAACCGACGGGTCTACCAGAGAGACGGCTCCTCCGTCGCGGGAGGCCTGATGGCTCTTATCGATGTTTCCGATCTACTTTTGGATCCGGACTTTATCAATAACCTTACCCTTATTCACCGCACTACCGCGGTAAACGCGCGCGGGGAGAATCAGCTTACCGAAACGAGTCAGGAGACCGTAGGCTCCGTACAGCCAGCTCCGGCGAAAGATATTCAGAGATTACCGGACGCGCTCCGTATGTCCGACGTCCGTAAGTTCTGGATTAAGGCCGAGATTCTGGCCGACGGAGACTCTCAGTATCCAGACCTGATCGAATTTCAGGGGAAAAGATTTCAGATTATTAACGTCGAGCCGTGGCTTAATTACGGCGCGGGCTGGAACGCTGGCCTCTGCGTATGGGAGAAGCCTGCGGGATGAGTAATACTTCAGCGACCGGCGGATATTTACAGCCTATATCGAGTCAGCCAATACCGGGTGGACTCACTCTAGAGCAGTTTATTCAGAGCGTAATCGTAGGAATAACCGGGTACGCTGGGGCGCTGGTTCGCCCTAAATTTCAAGAATCACCGCCTAAACAGCCCGCAGTTAATACGGACTGGATCGCCTTCGCCATCGTCGGCGTAGACCCGGACGCGAACGCTTACGTCGATCTCGATAAAGACGGGAATAACGTCCTCGCGCGTATGGAAAAGCTCGAGATTCAGGTAGCTTTTTACGGCCCGAATAGCCAAGAAAATGCCGCAGTATTTCGAGACGGCTTTCAAATTCAGCAGAACCTCGAAGCGATGCGGCTCGCGAATATGGGGTTCAACGGTATTTCGCGGGCGATCCGCGGACCGGACCTTTTGAATCAGCGCTGGGTTAATCGCTGGGAGACCGTACTGACTTTAGTCCGTACAGTGCAGCGGGTTTACCCCGTTCTTTCATTTGCTTCTGCGGTCGGTTCGATACATACTGTGATTGCAGATGAAGATTTAACCCTTAATTGGGAAACGGAGGAGCCGCCAGAATGAAGACACTTTTAATTTTATTTTACTCTCTATTTTTCGCTCTCTCGGTTAGCGCTCAGGTAAATATCCTCGGGTGCCCGGGGAATACGTTAAGTCGCTCGGTGACTATCGCCTCGGGAGATACCACTTCCGCCGCGATCAGCCTCGGGTGCTTTACTCCGGTCGCGATCCAACTCGCGGCGTTTACCGGAACCGCTGTATCATTCACCGCTGCCGTATCTTCCGACGGAACGTACGCCGCAGTAAAATCAACTACGAGCGGGACCGCGCTTTCGTATACGGTTGCTCCTAATACCTTCGCGGCGCTTGACCCGAAGGACCTTTACGGAATAAGTTTTATAAAAATCGTCGCCGGGTCTGCTCAGTCTGCGGATCGAACGCTTACCCTTTATCTGAAAGGATTTTAACATGGCTTTACCCGTATCGAGACTCGTAAGAGTTCTTATCAACCTCGCACCGATTGCGGCCGCGCGCCGTTCGTTCGGGGTTCTCATGGTGGCCGGTGACTCGAACGTAATTAACGGACTCGAAAGATTCCGTACCTACGATACGATCGAGGGAGTCGCCGCAGACTTCGGGGTAAACGCTCCGGAGTATAAAGCGGCCCAGGCCTATTTCGGACAGACCCCGAAGCCTCGTACTATTATGATCGGTCGATGGATTCGTTCGGCCTCCGCTGCTGAAAATATCGGCGGCATCCTGTCGGCTTCTCAGCAGACGATCTCGAACTGGACCGCGATCTCGAACGGCGGATTCGTTATCGTTATCGACGGCGTTACGAAAAATCTTACAGCTCTCGACTTTACCGGCGTTACGAACCTGAATGGCGTAGCGACTGTAATTAACTCTTCTCTGACCGGTGCGACTATCGCCTGGAATGGAAAGCAGTTTGTCGTAACCTCGAACTCGACCGGCGACGGAAACCAAGCCGTCGGGACGATTACCCTTACAGGGAATCCGAGCTATGGTGCCCGGGCGACCAATACGATCGAGCTTACTGGTCAGCCTGATCCGGGTGATACAGTAACTATTCAGGGGACCGAGATTACATTCGTATCCGGAACTCCTGGGGCTAATGAGGTCGAGATCGGCGCTCTCGTGGCCGATACTGCGAATAACCTCCTCGCGTTTCTTCAAGCCTCTTCGGACGCTAATATCGCGCTAATGACCTATAGCAAAATAGGCGAAGAAATTACCGCTACTGCTCGAGTGTACGGCACCGCAGGGAATGCTTACACCCTTGCTAAATCTGGATTGAATATCACTATCGGCGGCGGTACGTTCTCGGGCGGCGTAGCTCCCGACACCCTTACCATTAACGGTACGGCCTTTACTTTTGTTTCGGCACTGACGACCGGGAATCAGATTCTCGTCGGTCCGACCGCAGAGGCGACCGCGGCAAATATTAAATCTGTACTCTCGGCTTCCGTTATATCTGGAGTCGCAGAGGCTACCTACTCGGTCGCAGCGAATATCGTAACCGTGACCTACAAAACCGCGGGAACCGCCGGTAACTCCTTCACGCTGGCCGAAACCTCTTCGGCGATTACCATCTCGGGCGGTACGCTCTCGGGCGGCGCCGTGGCAAGTTCGGTCGGATACGCAACGGCCGGCAGCGGAACCGATATCAGTTCGATGCTAGGACTCGTCTCGGGATCTTCTCTGGCCCTTGTGCCTGGGTACGATGCGGAAACCCCAGTGCAATGTGCGGCGGTCTTGGCTGACAAATCGAATGCATGGTACGGCCTGATGTTTCAGGCATCGGTACAGCCTTCAAACGATCAATCCTTGGCGGTCTCTGACTTTATCGAGGCCCTCGATGTTAAGAGAATTTACGGGGTAACGATCACCGATACCTCAGTCCTGAGTTCTCTCGTTTCGAACGATCTTGCGTCGCTTCAAAAAGCAGCAGGATACCTCCGAAGCTTCTGTCAGTACTCGGAAAACGCCTACGCCATCGCCTCTCTATTCGGAAGAGCCTTCTCGGTTAATTTCAACGCCGAGAACTCGACGATTACGCTCATGTACAAGCAGGAGCCGTCTATCGTACCGGCCTCTTTAAGTACTACCGAGGCCAACGTATTGAAAGATAAGCGCTGTAACGTCTTCGTCGAGTACGACAATGATACCGCGATTATTCAGTACGGCGTGATGAGTGGCCCGGCCTATATCGACGAGATCCACGGCCTCGACTGGCTGCAGAATGCGATTCAGACCGAGTGCTATAACCTCCTGTATACTTCACCGACGAAGATTCCTCAGACCGATGCGGGCTCGAATCAGCTCGTAAACGTCATTAACGGGGTTCTGGGGCAGGCCGTACTTAACGGATTAATCGCTCCTGGTATCTGGAACTCTCCGGTCGAGTTCGGCCAACTGAAGACCGGCCAGTACCTTAAAACCGGCTTCTATGTGTACGTTCTTCCGATGGCGCTTCAGTCCCAATCGGACCGCGAGCAGCGAGTCTGCCCGCCTATTCAAATTGCTATTAAGCTCGCTGGCGCTATTCAGGAACTGGATATCGTTATCGACGTAAACCGATAAGGAGGCCCCGATGGGTGTCTATTCATTTCTGAACGTAAACGCCGCAATCGTGGGACCGGGCGGCGCCGCAAATCTCGGAACCGGCGCGCAAGTAGCCGAGGAGGGGATTACGATCGAGCCGGTCGAGGATAAAAATAATATGGTCGTCGGCGCCGACGGAGCGGCTCAACACTCGTTGATTGCTTCCGATGCTCGCTTGGCGACTATCAGGGTCCTTAAGACCTCTCCCATGAACGCGCTACTCATGGCGATGTACAACATCCAGAGCGCCAGCTCCTCACTCTGGGGCCGTAACGTAATTACGGTAGCCGACACCGGCTCCGGCGACGTTATTACGCTTCAGCAAGCGGCCTTTAAAAAGGTACCGACCTTGACGTACGCCAAAGAAGCCGGTTTTAATGAGTGGGTCTTTGACATTGGCAAAGGCGATCAAATCCTGGGCGTGGGTTTACTGAATAACCAGTAAGCCCCCTCCTGGCTTCAACAACCAAAGGGGTAAGGTATGGATAACAATAATTTCGAGATCGGGGACCGAAAGTTTAAGGTCTCCAAAATTAACGCTATGAAGCAGTTTCACATCGTGCGGCGGATCGGCCCGATCTTGGGCGAGATGATGCCAGCAATTCAGAAAATCGCGAAAAGCAAAGAGCAGTTAAGCCAAGAAGAGCAGCTCGAGCATGCCGCGGAGTTCGTAACTCCGATTATGAACGGACTCTCTCGCCTTTCGGATAAAGACGCCGATTTTGTTCTTTTTAGCCTTCTAGCGGCCGTAGAAATCAATCAGGACGGCGCCTGGTCGAAGCTCGTAGTAAACGATAACCTCATGTTTGATATGCTGGGTCTCCCGGTGCTGCTTCAGGCGGCGGGGAGGGCGTTCATGTATAATATGACCGGTTTTTTCGGCGCTCTCCGGCAAAGTTCGTAAGCGCTGGGCCGGACACTAAAAAGCCCGTCGAGTGGGTTTATATGACCGACGACGAGGATTGGATCATGGAGCCGGTCCTCGAGGGAATGTGTAAGTACGAGAGCCTTCTCGATTGTACGCTGGACCTCGAAGACGTTGCTCGACTTAAGGACGCAATTGCTGTCAAATATGAGAATCAGGCGCGGTATAGGAGGGCCAACGAATGAACGGCGATATCATAAAAAGCTTTCTCGTCGGCCTCGGATTCGAGGTAGACGACTCGTCTCTAGGAAAATTTAATAAATCAATCGCCGACGCCAGCAAGCGCGTTACGGCCCTTTACACTTCTATTAAGCTACTTGCTGCCGGAGTATTCTACACGATCTCTAAAATCTCCGAAGGATTCGAGCAGATGGGGTACGAGTACCGTATTATCGCTCCGGCCCTGAATAAGACGCTCGTTCTAAGGCGTGAGCTCTTAAAAGCCTACGCGCTGGCCGGGGTTAATATCGTCAAAACAATCCAGCAGTCGATAAAATTTAACATGGCGCTTTCGAAGCTTCAGTTTACTTTTAAGGCGATCATGGCCTCCGTAGCGACGAAGTTCTTTCCGATGCTGACGAAGCAGATGGATATTTTCCGCCGAAATCTTAATCAGAATATGCCACGGATTATCGCCGGGATCGAAAAGTTCGTCGCGATCGTCTTTAAGGCTTTCGAGTTTACGAGTATTCTCGGCGCCCGTATCTGGTCGATCCTGACTAGAATCTATGACTTTTTCTATAAACTTCATAAGGCGACCGACGGCTGGTCTACCGTAATCGGCGGCGTTATTCTTGCGTGGAAGGCTCTTAACCTGGCTTTCTTGGCGACACCGCTCGGGATGATTATCGCCGGGCTGACCGCTATCTTACTTCTTTTCGATGATTACGAGACCTGGAAAGAGGGCGGAAAGTCCTTCTTCGACTGGTCGGCGGCGGTGCCGGTTATAGAACAGGTAACCGAAGTGCTCGGCACCCTGAAGAAAATGCTCGAGGAAGGTTTCCAGATTCTGTTTAACACCTTCCAGATTCTTCTCGATCTATCGAACTTACGATTCGACGGACTGACGACCAGTATCTCGAATCTAAACGAGGCCCTTACGAATCTTCTTTGGACGTTCTGGAAGTCCCCGACGCTACAGAAGTTATCTAATTTCTTTTTACCGGGGTCTGGATCTATTATGCAGTATCTCGCGTCTCTTGGTACCGGGCCGGCATTAGCGGCCGCAGGCGCGCCGGGGGGTGGATATTTTCCTAACGCCGGAATCCCGCTCGGGGCCCAAGGCTCACCGATGAATACGACGAACCAGAACGTAAACCAGCAGACCCAAATCACGGTAAATGCGGCCGCAGACGCCAACGCAACAGGAAACGCCGTCGCGAACCAGCAGAGCCGGATTAATTTCGACATGGTACGTAATATGAGAGGAGCGGCTAGGTAATGGCTTTTCTCGATACGCCGATTTCTATCTTCGCCGTACGTCCGACCCGTAAGTTCGGGGAGATTTCTGCGAACGTCGTTCTGGACGAAAGCACGAACGATACGCTGACTATTACGAAGCAGCCGGTTCAGCAGGGGGCGTCGATAACGGATCACGCCTATAAAGAGCCGACTGTCTTCAACTCGACGATTTATTTTAAAGATAACCCGGCGAAGTCTCTCTCGAAGATGTACCAGGACCTTCTCGACCTTCAGGTATCGCGAGTACCTTTCGATATCGTAACTCCGAAGAGGATCTACCGAAATATGCTGATCTCTTCGCTCAGTAATACGACCGATAAAAATACCGAAAACGTCCTGAAGATCGTTATCTCTTGTCAGGAAGTTATCCTCGTATCGGTATCGACTACGACGGTACCGCGCCGGAAGCAGAAGTTCCCGGGCGGCACTGGGAAGACCGAGAACGCCGGTAAAAAATCCGCTATTACCGTAGGCGTAGAGGCCTTCTCGGAGCTTCTGCGATGAGTCTCGCCAAAATCCCCGTAACGAATGAGCCCCAGTACTTCCAGATCGCACTCGCGGGAAAGGACTATATCTGTACTTGCCGGTATAACTATACCGACGAGGCCGGATGGATTCTCGACTTTGCCGACGCCGATTCGAACGAAAGTATCGTATCAAATATCCCTCTCGTTACCGGCGTGGATCTTCTCGACGGTCTAGAATACCTCGGATTTGGCGGAAAAATGTACGTTAAAACCGATGGGGATAATTTTTCGGTTCCGACCTTAGAGAACCTCGGGGTCGAATCTTTCCTTTATTTTGAGGCCGTCGATGGCTGACGAAGTAGTACAGTTCGGGAGAGCCTTTAGCCTGATTGTTTTCGGCGCCGACCTCGAAGGTCTGGACCTCTCCGAATTACGCTGTAAGTTCGTCGTTAAGCGCTCAGACACTATGACCCCTAATATCGCCGATATTCGGATTTATAATCTCGAGGAGAAAACTGCTCTTCGTATACGCAGCGAGTTTAAGCGCGTTATACTGCAGGCCGGTTACGAAGGAAACTACGGGGTAATTTTCCAGGGAAATATCAAGCAAGTAATCCTTGGACGTGAGTCCGCTACCGATACCTTCGTCGATATCGTAGCCGGGGACGGGGAACGTGCCTATAACTTCGCCGTCGTAAACGCTACTATCGCCGCGGGCGGAAGCCAGGCGGATCAGGTTCAGGCCGCTATCGCAGCGATGGGAAGTCGCGGAGTTACTGCCGGCCATCTCGGGGAGTTTCCTCCGGAAAAGCTCACGCGCGGAAAGGTGATGTACGGGAACGCCCGAAACTACCTCCGCGACGCGGCCCAGAACTCGGATAAGACCTGGAGTATTCAGGACGAGAAAATTACCTTCGTATCGAAAAAAAGTTATCTGCCCGGCGAGCGCGTCGTTCTGAACTCTAAAACCGGAATGGTCGGAGCCCCACAGCAAACGAACGAGGGCGTAAATGTAAAGTGCCTGCTAAATCCGATGATAAAAATCGGAGGCCGGATCGAGATAAACAACGCCTCGATTCAGCGCTTAAAAATTAACCTTTCCGTACCTCTTTCGCCGATAAATATCCCGGCTCCCCTGACGGCTGACGGTGTCTATTACGTCCTGGTAGCGGAGCACCAAGGAGATACCCGCGGCGTCGAGTGGTATACGAATCTGATTTGTTTAAATATCGACGTAACCAGTAACCCTATAAACGCGGTGCAGACTAACTATGGCTGATCGGTCTCAACTCTATAACGATCCAGAACAGGCCCTTCGTCTCGCGTTTGACGGTCGCCTCTCTATGCTTTGGACGAACTTTCCCGGGATCGTAACGGCTGTCGATTTGGAAAAAAATACCTGTTCGGTACAGCCCGCAATTCAGGGCGTAATCGAAGACGAGCAGGGCGCGCAGTTATTCGTAGACCTACCGCTTCTCGTAGACGTTCCGATCTGCTGGCCCAAGGCAGGAGGATTCGTTTTAACGCTACCGCTGAAGGTCGGCGACGAAGTTCTCGTTCTTATCGCCTCTCGCTGTATCGATGCGTGGTGGCAGTCGGGCGGCGTACAAAAGCCAATGGAAGCCCGTATGCACGACCTCTCGGACGGATTCGCCTTTCCTGGACCAAGCTCGCAACCGAACGCAATCGCGAACGTAAGCGCGACCGGCGCACAGCTTAGAAACGAAGCGGGCACGACCTTTATCGAGATCGCCGCCGACGGTAAAATTAAAATAGAATCCCCATCGGAAATTAACCTGAAGGCGACTGCGGTTAAAGTCGATGGCAATTTAGAAGTCGATGGCAATTTAGTTGCTACTGGGGAAGTGACTGCCGGACTGATTCCTGTTAATCTGACGACACACGTTCACCCGGGAGTTACTTCCGGACCGAGCAATACCGGAGCGGGGGTCGGATGAGATATCGAAAACTGACAGAGGATGGAGATTATTCTTTCGGCGCCGGTCAGCTCGATTTTTATCGGGATGTTCCCGAAGCCGTAGGGCAAGCCGCTATAACGCGCCTCTTACTCTGGCTGGGTGAGTGGTTTTTGAACATTGACGAGGGTACTCCGTTTATGCAGGGTATTCTCGGTAAGCACTCGGAAGAGGTAGCGAATATCACAATTCAGGACCGGATCGAAGGGACCGAGGGTCTGGTCAATATCGAGCAGTACGAAAGCGTACTCGATCCCGATAACCGCGGGCTTTCGGTTCGGGCCGAGATCAATACGATCTATGGGCCTACGGTCGTACAGGTAGAAAACTACCGGAACTATTAGGGGGCGTATGGAATGGTCGGAGTTAAATTATATCGACGCGACGGGATATCACTTCCCGGACTATCCGACGACGCTCGCCTGGCTGACCGAAAAATATAAAGGAATTTACGGCCAGGATATTTACGTCGAACCGGATTCTCAGGACGGAGAATGGCTCGCGATTCAGGCAAAAGCGCTTTACGATACCGCGGCCTCCGGCGCCAGTACTTTTAACTCATTCGCTCCGCCGAGCGCGCAAGGGACGGGGCTCGCGCGACTTGTAAAAATCAACGGCTTAAATAAACGTCCGGCTACTTACTCGACTGTAGACCTTACTGTCGTAGGCCAAGCCGGTACCGTACTTGGAACGGTCGGCGCTCCGGCGACTGCCGTCGATACGCTCGATCAGAAATGGGACCTTCCTATCGGTACCGTAATCCCCGGCGGTGGTACTATTATCGTAACGGCGACGGCCCAGCAAGCGGGAGCGGTTCAAGCGGCCGCGAACACCGTAAACCGTATTTTTACTCCGACTCGTGGCTGGCAGACCGTAGATAACGTAAACGCAGCGACGGCCGGTGTTGCTGTAGAAACCGACGCCGAGCTTCGGGCTCGCCAAGCGATCTCGACCGCTAACCCTTCGACGACCGTTCTCGAAGGAACTGCCGGCGCTGTAGCGAATCTCCCGGGAGTTGTTGCGGTTCGTCCATACGAAAACGATACAGGCGTCACAGACGGGAACGGGATTCCGGGCCATAAAATCTCGATCGCAGTTATCGGCGGCGACGTTACCGAAATATGCGAGACAATTCTGACTCATAAAACCCCAGGATGCGGAACTTACGGCGATACTTCAGAGGTCGTAAATGATCCGAAGGGTATTCCGTCTCTAATCGCTTTCGAGCGGCCAGCAGACGTTCCTATCGAAGCCGAGATCGTAATTTCGATTAACTCGGGCTATACTTCGGACTACGCCGATCAGATTAAGGCCGCCGTCGCCGCGGTTATTAATCAGTTCGGTATCGGTAATGACGTTCTCTATACTCGACTTTTTATTCCGGCGTACCTTCAAGGAACCCCGGCTTTCGGGACCTTCGATATCGTCTCTATCGAAATTTCTCGCGACGGAGATCCAGTAGCGGCGGCGAATGTCGATATCGCCTGGAATGAGCGCGCGACTTGCGTAGTAGGCGATATAACGGTGATCACTTAATGGCGTTTACGACGGAATCCTACCTTAATTTAATCGCGGCCCAGCACAGGCAAAAGCCTAAATTCTCAGCTATGGTAAGGGTTGGCGTCGAGGCGTACGTTCATATACAGGGGCTTCTCGCTTCGATGATCCCGCTTTTTGACGTCGATAAGGCCGTCGGACAGCAGCTCGACGTAATCGGAATCTGGGTCGGAATCTCGCGAAATATCCCCGTACCGATTCCCGGAAGCGACGTTTACTTTTCTTGGGACTCGACCGACGAAAAAGGCTGGGATTTCGGGGTATGGAGAAGCGATACCGAGCCGACAGAAATTACGGTTTTACCGGATGACGTTTACCGGACTTTTATCAAGGCGAAGATCGCGGCGAATCGATGGGACGGGTCGCTCGAAGATATGTACGCGGTTTGGGATTCGGTCTTTACGAATCCACAGCTCTTTATCAAAGATAATCAGAATATGAGCTACGATATCGGCTTCGTCGGGGGTCCGGTAAATACGCTTACGCTTGCCCTTATTCAACAGGGATACCTCCAGCTGAAACCAGAGGGTATTAGAATTAACCAGATTTACGCCCCCGTAGATGACAACCGTCTTTTTGCGTGGGATATTGAAAATGATCTCTTTGCAGGCTGGGACGATGGTTCCTGGGCGAAAGAAATAACGGCTTAGGAGGCTCCAACATGGCTACTAATAATATGCTCCCTTTCTGCGGTACCGATACCGGAACGAATCTCCCGACCCAAGGGGACTACGCGATTGACCCGAACCGCGCGATCGGAAACTCCCCGGGAGTAGCGAGTTCGAAATTAAATAATAAGCCGATCCGTCAGGCTACGTTTATGACTTCTCAACTCGCGCAGATGGTTTCTGATTTAACCGGCGCCGATGTTCTCGATGACGCGAATACGACTAAACTTTTAGCAATTATGAACGCCGCTCTTAAGGCGCTTCCGCCGGTAAAATCTCAGTACGCAGCCGGATCGACTACTCACTACGCTACTTATTACTTCTTTATCGCTTCTGGAGATGCCACGACGGGAGCTACCTATACGAATAACGGGTTCACCTACACCGTTTCGGCAACTATCGCCGCGGGAGTTATCCTGCAGGCGAAGGGTACGGGCGTTCCTGCTGTATCTGGAACCCTGACTAAGTCGGGCGGTACCGGAGATTCGACGCTTACGTTCTATGCTTTCAGAAAACCACTTTACGCCGATTTTGAAATCGTTGGGGGCGGCGGCGGCGGCGGCGGAGATCCTGCCGGTGTTGCTTCTGCGGGCGGTGGCGGGGCCGGTGGTTACGGTCGGAAAAGGATTAATAATCCTGCCGCGACTTACGCAGTTGTAATCGGAGCGCGCGGTACTGCTGGCGTATCCGGGGGCGCGGCCGGTGGTAACGGCGGTAACTCTACTCTCGCCGGTATGACCGCAAACGGAGGAACCGGTGCGGCCAATACTGGGCTTGGGGCTTCGGGCGGTACGTGCTCCGGAGGTGATCTTAATGTAAAGGGCGGCGCTGGTACCGGCGGCGATACCGGAGATACCGGAACTACTAACGGAGCGGGTGGTTCAGGTGGTTCTAGCTACTATGGAGGGAACGGTGGCGGCGGTTATAGCTCTGCTGGTACGGCCGGTGAATACGGCGGCGGCGGCGGCGGCGGTTCGAACAACGCGAACGGCGGTCAAGGCGGCGAAGGTTACGGCGAAATTAACGAGTACTTCTAATAATGGACGGAACTGTAACAGTATCTCTCGTAGGTGTTTGTTTCTCGGTCGCCGCTGTAGCGGTCGGGATTGCTTTATATATTAGCAATAAATACCAGTCAAAGTCCGAAGCTACTAAGGTCGAGGATGGTCTTAAGGAATGGATAAAAAAAGTAGAGGCGGACGTAGCTAGAAATCAATCAAGCCTTGAACGAATCGGCGAAAACGTGTCTTATATAAGAGGCCTCCTCGAGGCCAATAAACCCCAAGGAGGTTGAAAGTGAAAAGTTTTCTATCGTTCTGTGTCTCGTTTTTTATTGTTTTACTGATGACGTCGCTCGCGATGGCTCAGGTATCGGTCGTGCTGCCCGGCCCTCCGACCTCCGCCGATGAAGTCTTCCTCTCGCTCGGTGCGCTGATGACTCAGGGGCAGAGTTTCCTTAAAGCTGTATCGAGCGCGGCGGTACTCGTCTTAATTGTCCAATACGGGCATAGGATTTATGAACTTTTCTTCGAGAAGAAGAAAGACCCGTTAGCGCTGCCGTGAAGGACTCGTTCGTAGTAAAGATGGGGGTCCGGCTTTGGCTGACCTCCATCGGAGTTACTGGCCCTTTAGCTTCGTATCTCTCCGGTCCCCTCGAGTGGATCTTAGGGAGCTTCCTCGATAAAGGCATTATCCAGATCGACATTAAATTAAATTCAATCAAGACCGAGGCCGAGATGAAGTCTTATCTCGAAGCCGCTGAAAAGGTCCAAGCCGTCGCGATCGCGAAAGTCTATACGGAGGCCGAAAAAGATGAAATCCGCCGTCAATATCTTGACACTATTCGTAACTTTGCTTCTTTTGGTAGCGTGTCAAACAACGATACCGAACGTCCGAATCTATAAAGAAATTCCCTTTATCGACGCGCCGGAGGCCGTCTACGTCGAGAGCTTAACACGCGCCGATGGATCGGTACTGGCCGACGAATGGGCTCGCATGAAGCCCGTTATGCTGATGATCCGCCCCGAAGACTGGAAGGCGATAAAGGACTCATGGTACGAGGTATGCCGAAAGGCCGGCAGCAAGTGTAACGTACCGCTCGACTCAATTAAAAGTTTAGGAGTGCTCCAATGATCCCTACGGTATATTTCGAAATCGCGAAGAAAATCGACTGGACCAATCCGAACGAGAAAATCTCGAAGTATTTTACCGTTAAGGAAGCGATCTGGCTCGATAAGTGGGGTAGGCTCGCGACTCCGGCCGACGGCCTAACCGATCAGGTAAAGGCGAAGCTCGTACAGTTTTTCCGGGAAAAGGTAGACAGAGTCCGGGAGAAGCTCGGGCGCCCGATGTTCTCGAAGAGTTGCTTCCGCCCTGATCTTTATAATAAGGCAATCGGGGGAGCGAGGCTTTCGTGTCATCGCGTAATCGAACAGGAAGTCGAGGGCGTAAAAAAAGTCTGTGCGGCGCTCGACTTCTGGTGTGACGCCGACGGCGACGGGGATAAGGACGGCGAGGACTGCGACCTAATTAAAGACGCGCTTCGGCCCCATCTCGAAGAGTTCGGAATCCGTATGGAGAAGAACGGCAAGGGCGCGCGCTGGGTTCACGTAGACGATAAGGACGTACCGGCTTCAGGGAATCGGGAGTTCGACCCGTAGTTTATCGTTCCATAGGGCGCCGGTCTCGTCGAAGACCCAGCCGTTCGAAATCAGAAAAATATAGACCTCGGGGTAGCTCTGGTACATCACCGGCCACCCCTCGTTATGCTGCTGGGAGTGGTGCTTCCGGCAGAACGGAACGACGTTCCAGTCTGCGTCCGGCGCTTTCGATCCGACTGTATGAATATGACAGGGCTCGCTCGGCTTCGTACCGCAAGCGAGGCAATACTTAAACTTATACTTATCTAATAGTGCTCGATCGACGACGCGCTTCTGTTTCGGATACGCTCTCACCGCTTCCCCTTTTTCTTTTTATCTTTCGGTTCGAACATAGTCGGGATTCCGGTAACCAGATTCTCGAATTTAAAGAGCATCAGCCCGTTAATATGGTGGGGATTTTTCTTCCGCTTCGGGCGCGTCATTACGCAGAAGAGATCGCGGTCGGCGTGCTCGATCTCGATACTCGAAAAGCGCGCGTGATTGACGAGGTAGATTAAACCGCCCCAGGCCGTACGCTGGATCGCGTGGGCCCGGAACGGGATAATAACCTCCGTCGCCGGCAGTATACCGAGTTCTGGATTCGAGAAGAGCGGGCGTATTTTCTCCCGAAGCTTCGCGATCCCCTTCGCGTGTAGCTCCTCGTTCGTTAAAGCCATACTTCAGAGATACAGGGGTCGTCCTGTACGTTTCGACCGATATTAACCAGCCCCTGACTCTCGAAGCGGACGCGAAGATCGTCCAGCGCGCCCTCGATAATCTGGCCCGTAGGACCCTGTTCGGTCCATAGCCGGGCGATCGTCTTCCCAGGGTGATCCGAAGGGTTTACGTAAATAACCCACATCGGGATAAGCTTCCGCGCGTCGGCTCCGGGCACTCCGAAGACGGTCTCGAAAAGAGCCTGAAAATTCCGGGCTTCATTATTATTGCCGTTTTTTTCAGCTCGAATAATAGCTACCTGGAACCTCTGGGCCGCGAAGTCTTTTACGTCGTTCGCTAGGAGTGGCGCGAGTTCCTTCTCCGGTTTTTTATAGTTCTGGTTCATGCTTAGTATAATACACTCGAGGAGCGTTTTCGGGGTCTGGAACGGGGTTGTCATTTTAAAGCCTCCTGAATTTCATTTAAGCGGGTTTTCAGTATAAAAACATCCGCGGTCGAGCCTTCGCCTAGGCGCTCGAGAGCCTTAACCGCTACCCCGATAGCTTCCGCGAGATCGGGTAAAAGATTATGTGATCTAACGAGCGACTCCGTAATTTTTAGAGCTTCGTCGGGCTCTGTATAGCTTTGAACCTGGATCACATCTGTGATAACGCGCTCCGGGCGGACTACGATAACTTTATCCCCCTGCTGCTCTCGAACCTCCGGCTCGAATACGCGGAAAATAGGTATAGAGCTTGAGTTAATCTGCTTAAAATTCCATCTATTGAAATTCATATAACCCCCAAAAAGGTTACAGAGCCGCAGTCGTAGGTCGATCCGTTTACGGTACAGTTTAGAGAGCCGCCGCCGCCCTGATCGAAAACGTCTTGGATCTTCTGGGCCGGGATTCGCTGTAGTAGCTGGGGCGTAACGAGGACCGGAGCGGTCATAAAATCGTCTACGCATCCACCGTGGCAACTTTCAGCGAGGCCTCCGGAGCCGGTATGTACTTCCCAGTAATTATAATACAGCGGGCCGTAGGTAAAATTATTCGAGGTCCAGGTCAGAGTTTTAAGCCCGTCGGACCAGCAGAACGTCGAGCTATTTATCGTCGCGCAGTACCCGACGGCGGTATAGGTCTTATTAGGCCAGCCGTTTACCGGCGCCTCGGTACGGATCAGAGCCTTATAATTTACTGGTATGGTTCCCGGTCCCGCTGGCTGTGTCGGGATCGGCGGGGCGACCGGGGGAGCCGTCGGGGTAAAGACGGTACCGCTGCCGCTATCCGGCGCGCAGGCGCTAAGAATCGAGAACGCGATCGAGGCTAAAAACTGCTTGATCATCATGGGGTAACTCCTTTAGTTGGTTTAGGTTCGACGGAGTTCGACTCGAGCACGAGCGACCACATCGAGGTAAAATTCTTCGGTTTAGGTTGGTCCAGCTTCCAGCGGTTTACAGCCGCAGCGAACTCGTTACGGTCCAGTCCCGCGCGTTCGCGGATAAAGGTCCGGCATTCTTCGAGATCAGCGTCGGAAAGCTTTTTAAAAAGGTTCTTCATGCCCGGGTTATCGGCAAAGCCGTTAAACGCCTCGAGTCGAGGATTCCGGCGGGGACGTCCCCCCTTCTTTCCGTTCTCGCGCGAAGACCTGGACTTTCGATCACTAGTCTTACTTCCTCCGAGTTTTCCGAGCTGAGCTGCAGCCTCTGATTTTTCACCCATCTATGAGCCCTCCTCGTCGTCGCCGTGTCCCTCGTTCGGGTCCAGGCTTATAGTTAAGGCGCCTACGATAAAATTAATCGCCGCCAAAACGATAAAGGCCCCCACGCTTAGACCGATAAAAATTAGAATAACCTCGCCTCTCGTAACGTATTGTTCAAACATCTTACCTCCTTAAAAAGCCCGTCTCCGGGCGGTTAAATTAATATCTATTTTCATTAGGAAACCTCCGAGAAAGATTCTTTTTCTGAAAGCTTACGGTGTACGGCTACGTCGTACCAGCAGCCCATACGTTTCTGAGCAGTAGCGTCGTCTGTAATTTCGTATTTGTCGGCAAGTTCTTTTTTCACCATTGCCCGGACGGCGTCTGAGTAGTTGAATTGAACTGATACAAATTTTGCCGATCGGGCCTTACTAGATTTTAAATAGTTATAGCAATCGGTCATGCCATCAAATGATCCGTGTTGATATTCATTCGCTAACGCCTTTAATATCTCGCGCTTAGGTTTGTAAAGAACTATTTGCGTTTTCTTTAAAAAAGTTCTTAAAATGAGACAAACGACGAGGTACACCGATGGCAAAGAAACAACCTGTAAAAGTTATAAAACCGAGCAAAGACGATAGCCACCTCGGCCAAAAGGTCGAGATTCGCTGTACGGGCGCCGATACGATTAAAATTAACGCACTTACGGACTTTCAGGGAAAGCTTAAAAAGCTCTCAGAGGAGAGCTATATCCGGCTTAAGCAGTCTATTTTAAGCCTCGGGTTCTCGTTCCCGGTTGTTGCTTGGAAATACCGCAATAAGGTCTTTATCCTGGACGCTCACCAGCGGGTCGCTACGCTTCGCCGAATGCAGCAGGAGGGCTATATTATCCCGGACCTTCCGGCCGTATGGGTCGAGGCGAAAGACCAGCAGGAAGCCGCCCGCAAGCTGCTCGCGGCCACTTCCCAGTACGGGGAGATGAGGGTCGATGGCCTACACGACTTTATGAAAGAATTTAAGCTCGATATGCCCGACCTCGAGGGGGCCTTCGAGTTCCCCGAGATAGACTTCGAGAGCTTCCGCATGACATACTTTCATAAACCGGCCCCTCCGGTTGTCGTCGGCGAGACCGTGCCGGCAGTTCATACCGCCCCCCCTGCGGTAATACGTCGCCCCTCGGTCTCGCCCTCGTCCCCTTCTGTTGTCGAAGTAAGCGCCGAAGGTACCGACGCCGCGAAAGAATGGGTCGGTATGCCGGAGTTCGTTCAGGAAGACAAAGAGCCTCACCGCTCGATAATTATTCACTTCTTCGATCAGGCCGGGGTCGATAAGTTCGCCGAGCTCATTAAGCAGAAAATCACCGATAAAACCCGTATGACTTGGTTCCCTGAGATGGTAATCGAAAAGGCCGCAGATAAGCGGTATACCGCGAAGTGAACCCTCAGTTCCCGCTCTATATCGTATCGAAAGGTCGCTGGGAGTCCCGGCTGACTTCGAAGGCTCTCGAAGAGATGGGCGTACCCTATTACGTCGTTATCGAGCCACAGGAGTTCGATCAGTACGCCGCGGTCATCGATCCGAAAAAACTTCTCATTTTGGATCCGAAATTTAAAGAAGAGTATGACGTCTTTAACGACTTCGGGGTCGCGGGATCGACCGGCTCCGGCCCGGCCCGTAACTTCGCGTGGGATCATTCAGTAAAAAACGGATTCGCCTGGCACTGGGTGATGGACGATAATATCGACGGGTTCTATCGACTTAACCGTAACCTAAAGGTCCCAGTCGCCGACGGTACGATTTTTCGCGTTATGGAGGACTTCTGTCTCCGGTACGAAAATATCTCGATGGCCGGTCCAAATTATCATATGTTCGCTACGAGAAAGTCTCCACGGATTCCGCCCTTCGTCACGAATACGAGAATCTACTCGTGTAACCTGATCCGTAACGACGTCCCTTTCCGCTGGCGATGCCGCTATAACGAAGATACGGACCTCTCTCTCCGGATGCTTAAGGCCGGTTGGTGTACCGTACTCTTTAACGCATTTCTTCAGTACAAGACGACAACGCTAAAATTAAAGGGCGGGAATACCGATACGATTTACCAGATGGGAACTCTCCCTAAATCGAGCCAGCTTTACGTCGCTCATCCGGACGTAACGAGAATCGTCTGGAAGTTCGGTCGGTGGCATCATCACGTAGATTATTCAAAATTTAAACGCTTAAAACTTATACAAAAGGAAGGAGTTAAAGTTGAACAAAAAATAAACAATTACGGGATGATCTTGAAAAAAATAGAGTAGAGTTTAAGCAGGACGTACTTTTTTGTCTTTTTTTCTTTACTTAGGTCTAGGTTTAATTTTCTAATTTCAACCGTCAGATAAAAATAGACCCCTCTTGGCGGAGGGGTCTAGCTCGAGGGCGAACTCGATAGGTCAATTTTCCCGACCTCTGTACTAACACGCCCCGAGTAAAATCTGAACTGATTTTTTAATAACGAAGGGTTTACGACTTGGCGCGTATCAACATAGAGGACCAGTTCTGGATCGAGGTAACCGCGGTTACCAAAAAGCTCGGCGGCGACGAGACGCGCGCCGTAGGCGAAGCGATCCGACTTTTCCGTATAGCACAACAAAGATATAAACGCGGACAGATAGTTACCGACTTAGACTGGAAGATCGGGGAGTTCTCGGACGCTCTTCTCGGCGTATTCGCCTTTAAATGCGAAGGCGGTTACGAGATCGCCGGAGGTAAAAAGCATTTCGGCTGGCTCGAAGAAAGAGTCGAAGCTGGTCGAAAAGGTGGTAAAAAATCCGGCGAGTCGCGTCGTAATGAAATCAATAACTTAGAGGAAGCAAACGAAAGCAAAGTAGAGCAAGCCGAACCCTCTCCCTCTTACTCTCCCTCTCTCTCTACGGGTAAAACCCGTATTAAAACTACCGGCCCGGCCGGTGGTGGGGGATCGGATTTTCAATCTATTGGTGACCTCCTCGCGGCGATCCCGGAGAAAAAGCTCTCTCAGTGGAACGCGGCGTATCCTGATCAAAAATTTCAAGAAGAGCAGGCCCGCGCCTGTTTCGACCATTATACGGCGCCGGGGGCGGATACTCCTCGGGCTCTCGTCGGATGGGAGCGGGCTCTCTCTGCATGGCTTAAAAAGAACTGGGAGCAGCGCGAAAACCGCGCGGCGATATCCGGGATCATCTCGAATATCGGGAAGGGGGTTCCGGTGAAATAAGATCCAGACTCCGAAACGCGAATCTAAACTTTTAATAATTTACAAAGGAAAACAAAATGAACATTAAAAAAATTACGATCAAGAACTTTTTATCGCTTGCCGACGTCTCGATCGAACCGGGTAAAATAACCCAGATCGTCGGAGATAACGGCGACGGTAAAACAAGCATTTTAAAGGCCCTGGGCTTCGTCGTACAGGGCTCTTCAGACCCATCGCTGGTCAAGCTCGGGGAGGACTCGGCGGAGGTTCTCGTCGAGTTGTCGGACGAAACCCTCATCCGTCGCCGTATCAACTCGCAGGGTCGGCAGAGTGTCAATGTGAGCCGCGACGGGATGGAGGCGAAGTCCCCCCAAGCACTGCTCGGCGCTCTGTTCGACTCGAGTTCCTTTAACCCCCTCGAACTCCTGAACGAAGAAAAACGTCACGAAGCGATCATGTCTTCGATTAACCTGAAGATCAGCGCCGAGACTCTCGCGGCCGCTATCGGCGTCGAAGTTAAAGACCTCCCGGACGATATCGACTACGAGAACCTCCACGGCCTGAAAGTACTGGACCTCGTTCATGGGTACTTTTACCAGCGTAGAAAAATCGCAAACAAAGAGGCCGAAGAGAAGAAAAACCGCTGGGAGACCTACCGTAAAGACTTCGTCCACATGGACCCGCCGAAGATGCAGCGGAAAGAAATCGAACTTCGTCGTGAGTCCTGCATGACGGTAATTTCGCAGTGCGACCGCCTGATCGAAAAAGCGAAGGTTCAGCAGGAGGCGAGCGAAAAGGCCGCAGCGAATCTTACCCGGTACCAGGACGAGCGTAAAAAAATCGTCGATAATCTGGCCGCTCTCGAAAATACTATCTCGACTATCGACAGCGAAAACGAGAAGTCGATCGCCAAAATGAGGGAAGAGTTCGAGCGAGAGGTTCAGGCTCTTTTAGTTAGATGCGAAAAAATTAAGCAAGAGGTTAAAGAGGATATAGCAACGAATAAGGCTCGCCTCGAGTCTGCAGACCGTACGATACGCGAAACCGAGCTTCAGATTACATCGACCCCGGCTACTCAGCGGGCCCAGCTCGAGAAAGACCGGATCGAGCACCAGCAGGAACTCGATGCCCTTAAAACCGAAGAGAAAGCTATCGAGGCCTACGAAGCGAACGAGCGCTCCCGGGCGATGATCGACGGTATTAACCAGGAATACGTTACCGCCGAGGCCTTCGCCGAAGCGCTCGATACCCGGGTTAAGTTACTGGCCGGCAAGGTTAAGCAGGACCTGATGGCTACCGCAGAGATGCCGATCGACGGGCTCGAGTACGTAGAGGGTAAGTTCCAGGTCGGCGGCGTATCGGTCGATAACCTGAATACCGCCGCGAAAATGCGCCTCTCGGTTTCCGTAGCCCGCTCGAAAGCGAAGAAAACGAAGGTAATCTGTATCGATGGGGCCGAGTCGCTCGACGCGAAAACGTGGCAACTCTTCCTCGCCGAGACCAAGGACGACGGCTTTACGTACTTCGTAACGAAGGTCGGCACCCCACACGTAGACGCGGCCGGTACCGTGGTTCCGATGCAGAAAGGCCAGGTCGCCCAGTGAGTTACGACGAAGAGCGGCAGGCTCACCTAAACGAAAAATATAAACAGGACCCGCGGACGATCGAGCCGCGGGAGTGCCCGAAATGCGAGGGTGCCGGTTGGATCGGGACCGGAGACGGAGGCGTCCATACCGAGGCTACGTGTGACCGCTGCGAAGGTAAGGGGGAGATATGAGCGAACTCGGAGATATTTTTAAGGCTCACCGGGAAGAGGCGAAGCTCCGAAAAACCAAAAACGCGGAATCATCGACGGCGCTCCTTAACGAGAAAAAGGTCCAGTACGAGGTACTTTCGGAATCTCACCTCCGGGTCGGAGACTGGGATTTCTGGCCGTCTACCGGGCTTTTTATTCACGTAAAGACGAAGAAGCGCGGGCGCGGGGTCTATAACCTTCTTAAAAAAATTGGCGTTAAAACGGCCTATACCTCGGGGGTAGTAGGTGGGTAAAAAATATCAGCGTCAATTTAAGAAAGGGCGACGCCTTCGTTCGATGGCGGCTCTCTCGAAGGTTCTGGACTCTGGCCGGTATGTTTTTATTCGCTACGGCTCGAACTACGTAAGGCTGTCTCACCCGAGCTGGGTAATTTCAATGCAGTACATGACTTTAAAACAATACGTGATCGCCGGGCGCGTTCACGCAGCAATTAACACAGGAGTAAGAAATGCAAAGCACAATTAATAAGCAAGTAGTAGACCCGAAATCTTTAATCGTCGGGGAGGATTTTAAAGCTCACTGGGCGCCGGAGATGGATCACGAGCAGTACCACGCGGACAAGAGCGCCGTCGGGTCTTCGACTCTCGTTCTGATGCTCGACTCCCCGCGTACGTTCTATCACGGCCATATTCTCGGAAAGAAAAAACCGGAGACTCGCGAAATGCGCCTGGGTCGTATTATCCACATGGCGTTACTCGAAGGCGAGAAGTTCCGCAGCCTTTACCGCGTAATGCCGGTTTTCGAGGGCTACACGAAAGACGGAAAGAAAACGACGAACCCGAACGCTACCGAGGTCAAAGAGAAGCGCGCGGCGTGGGAGGCCGATCTCCCGAAGGGTTGTGAGGTTATTACCGAGGAAGAGCTGGAGCAGATCATCGGTATGGTCGAATCCGTTTCGGAGCATCCACAGGGTAAGCACGTTTTTACGAACGGTATCCCGGAGCGCCCGGGCTACTACCGCGACCCGCGTACGGGTATTAAAATGAAGATTATGCCGGACTTTCGCGCAAACGATAACTTTATGATCACCGATTATAAAACGGCGGCGAGTTCGGAACAGACTCTTTTCGGATCCAAAGCGTTCGGCGAGTTCCGCTATGACCTTCGTATCTGGATGTATGCCTACGGGACTTCGATTATCGAGAAAAAGCCGATGCCGAAAAATCTCTTCTTCTTGGCGAACGAGAAGGTCTGGCCGTTCGAGGTCGGGGTCTACTATATGACCGACGAGCAGAAAGCTCAGGCCGAGTACGACTATAACCAGGCGATGGATAAGCTCCTCGAGTGTATCCAGACCGGAGTCTGGCCGATGCGTCAAAAGCGTATGGAGCCGCTCTGGACCCCGAAAAAATTCATCGACGCCGACGTTCGTAAACATGAAAAGGAGTTAGATAATGTCCAATAACGAAGCACAAGAACAGGCCGAAGAGATCGAAATTCAGGCCGAAGTCGTAGGGGAGGAAGATCCCCCGGCGCCCCAGGAAGAGCCTAAAAAAGAGGAAAAGAAAACCCAGAGCGCGCTCGCTGTAAATCAGTCGAGCCAGCTTATTATCGCCCGGGATAACGCCGAGCTTTATAGGATGATTCAGGTCTTTATGAAGGGTACCGCATTCCCAAAAACCCTCGATACGGAGGCGAAGGTAATCGCCGCATGGCAGACCGCGGCGTCTCTTAATCTTCCGCCGATGGTAGCGATCCAGAACCTCGCGCTCATTCACGGATCGGTCGCGATGTGGGGCCAGCTTCCGAAGGCGCTCGCAGAGCGTACCGGAAAGCTCGAGGACTATAAGCTGATTCTTTTCGACGAAGCCCAGAAAGTAATCTGCCTCGAGAATAAAAATCTTCAGGAGAAGGTCTGGGGATCGGCGGTACAAGTTAAGCGGAGCGGTCGTTCGAAGAACGAGTATACTTTCACAGAGCCGGAAGCGAAACACGCCGGACTTCTTAATAAAAAAGGACCGTGGACGGATTATCCGAAAATTATGTATGCCCGCCGCGCTACCGGCCACGCGATGAAGTTCGACTTCCCGGATGCGCTCATGGGTGTACCGGTGGCGGAGTATGATTTCCATCAGGCGCCCGATTTAAAGGACGTGACACCGTCTCAGACTCGTGATTCGATTATAGACGATCTCGAGAAACGCTCACAAAACCAACAAGGAGGTACTGATGGCGTCAGCAAGAGTTAGAGGTTCTACGTGGAACAATAAGCGGAAGAAAAAGGGCTTTAAAAAATCGGTAGGAAGTTATTACCAGAACAAGCCGGGCCGTAAAGAGTTCCGACTTACCGCAGTAAATGGCGGTAAAATCCGCGTATACGATAGCCCTCAGGAGGAGAAGGCTAACGGATGGGTACGCGTATGATCGGCGTAGCGAAGGCCTCTATCCCGAAGCCGAAGTACGCTGTCGGCGAGCACGTAATCTTTCATAAACCGAGCGAGGGGAATAATCCCCCTTCGCGCGACGTCGGTAAGGTCGAGAGCATCGAAATTAAGCTCTCGAAGTCCGGCTCGTCGGTCCGGTACCAATTCGAAAATAAAGAAGAAGACGGCAGTTACGACGAGTCTTCGATCTCTCGGAGAGTTGTACTCGGATGATCGTAATGATCGACGGAAGACACCGGGGAGTAGCCCTCGAAAAGCTACCCCCGGGGTATTTAAGACGAATCGCGAACTCGCGCCACCCTCAGGCCTCGGTCTGCCGGGATGAGATGCGCCGCCGCGGTATGACCGTTTACGCGGTCGAGGTAACGGCCCACGCCGTAGACCGAGCGTCTCTCCGTCTGCCGGCCGTATTTCTGAAAAGTCGCCTTCAGCATGAGGGTCTTAATACTTGGCTCGGGCGCGTCGCCGAGGAAGCTTTAAAACAAGCCGTCAAACCTGACGGGAAAATTAATATTCAGGTACCGTACTTAGACGTCGTCTGGGCCTTCGATCTTCGGTTCGAGGTTCCGGTTCTTCGCTCGGTCTGGTTACCAAACGAACAAGAGGACGAAAATGTCGCAGAATAAACAGGTAAAATTATACCGCGTAAAAATGGGCTCTAAAGGCCAACTCCCGACGGGATACCCCGAGGGGATGGTAACGGGTCTTACGAAAAAAGAGTTCGACGCTCTGGGGAAAAACCCTATCTTAAAAGAGTGCTTCGAGCCGGTCGAGGTCGTCGCCGAATTTTCGGAACAGCCCTTGCCGCCGACGTCGGGATAGGACAGACTGGACTTGCGACCTTCCGCTGGGTTGAAGTTGAACTCGTAAGTCAGTCAGGGCGCCGTACCTCGTCCTCCTGGGCCCAGCGGAACGGCCGCTTCGAAAATACAATCAAAAAAACTTGATCGAATCGTTTAAAAGTGTATTAATAATGAGACGATTTATCCGGAGGCTTTTTATGCCGCGCAAAAAGAAGTATGAAAAGTGCCGATTATGTCGGCGCCCGCTTACGACTGAAAAAAGTCAGCTCGCGGGATACGGTCCGACGTGCGGAAAAGACCCTCGAATAGCGATGGAGCGTCTCGAAAAAGAAGGGCAGCTTCGTCTCCCGGGGGTAAAATGAATCAAGTAGTTCACATGATAGATATTCCGGCGAAGCAGATACCGCCGTTCCGTTACGGCCTCGCGCTGAAGGCCGGTATAAAGCAGATTCTTATGACGACTTGGGGCGGACTCGGCGATCAGGTATGCGCGGAGCCGACTCTCCGCTACGCTTTTAAGCTTTTCCCAGAGTACGAAATTTCTCTCCTGACGAGCTTCCCGGAGTTGTTTTCACACCTACCTTTTAAGCACGTATTTCACAATAAAAGCGCCGAAGCTAAGGAGCTCAACGAGGACGAGTGGCTCGTTATTCACACCATGCACCCGGCCTATAGCCTCTCGGAGAATTTTCTTCAGCATCATTTTACACAAGTCGTCGATTTCTCTTCGCTCTGTGCTTTTCAGCGGCAGCTCCCGACCTCAGAGCGTCAAATAAAAATGCCCGATATACAGCAGAACCTCGCGGTACCGCGCGCGCGGATCGTAATTCACCCCGGGAAGACCTGGGCGTCTCGGACTTTCCCTAAAGCGTGGTGGGACGAGGTGATCGGTTCGCTCGCCCGGATTTACTCCGACGTCGTGATTATCGGTAAGGACGGAGAAGCGACGGGGACAGTCGATATCGAGGTACCGGCGAACTGTACGGACCTCCGGAATAAACTTACGCTCCCGGAGATGATTCAGATTTTAGTACAGGCCGACGTCGTACTTACGAACGATTCGGCGCCGATCCATATCGCGGCCGCAGGAAACGCCCATATCTTTTTTATCGCCTCCGCGAAGCACTCCGACTATCTGATGCACTGGAGGCATGGGGAGTTCGGCTGGCGCATGAGAAACCTCGGGCTCGATGGCCTCTGGAATCACCAAGCCCAGCACCCGGTTCGGGAAGAGCCTCTTGCCTTCGATACGCTTCCGGTCGGACTTATGAATCGAATACTGCCGCCGCCATCCGCCGTCCTGAGCTGGATCGAGCCTGCTATGAATGGGCGTCTCCCGTGAAGTTCTGGTACCAGTTAAAAGCGATTACGGGTCGCGGGTGGCACGATACCCATCTTCTTTACGCCGGATACGTCGAGGCCGAGAATAAAAAAGAGGCAAAGGCGAAGATGGAGGACGAGTTCCAGATGAAACTAAAGGAGCGGATCGTCGCTAAAGAGGGCGCGCCGCTACCGGAGTATAAACTTCACCTCGTACCGACGGAGTCGTATTACGAAGAGCATTTTCTACCGGAGCGAACCTGTACGGTATGCGGCGAGCGGTATACGATTTTGATCCAGCGTAACCTCGGTATCTACGCCTCGAAGGATACCTGTTCGCCCGAGTGCCGAGTCCATAACCGACCGAAGGTTCCCGAGTACTTCGACTCTCTGGACGGCTATAAAAAGCCTGTAATCTATCGAATCTCGAATAAAAATACCGGCCTTTCCTATATCGGCAAGACAAAGCAGCCGTTTACGCTCCGCTGGTGGCAGCACTTTTTCCACCCGACGACTACGAAATTTCACCTTGAGATCCAGAAGTCCCAGGTCGAAGACTGGACCTTCGAGATCGTCGAAACGCTCGCGAAAGAGGCAACCGACCAGCATATCGCCGCCCGCGAACAGTTCTGGATTAATTTTTACGATTCGCTGAATTACGGATATAACTCGACTTCGGCGATGACGGAACCCGAACCAGATAACCAACTCTCTTTAGGAGGAGAATATGAAAAATAGAGGACAGCTCCGGGGTATACCCGGAATGAAAACCAACATGAATACGATCGTAAAGTCGGAAGAGAAGAGGATTCAGGCCTTCGTCGTAACCTTCCCGTCGCGCCTAACCAAGTTCTTCGCGGGCCTGCTGCTGTTTATCCCGCTGACCGCGATCGCTTTCGGAATCCACTGTTTTAACGTGAACGAGTGGCCGTGGAGCGACCGTATATGAACGTACTGGGATTCGCCATCGGTCTTTACTTCGGATTTATTCTTCTGGCCGCTTTCTGATGCGTCGTCGAGTACGGCTGGCAGCGGAAGGCTAAACACAGGAAGGTAACTCAGACCGTCGGCCAGGTTTGGCTAGCCATCGAAGAGTATTTCGAATAGTCTCACAATTAAGACACGCATGGAGAAGTGGGTAGGGCCCACGCCGACCGAAATCGGCGCCCGGGGATAGCAAAGTCAATACCGGGACACGCTGGTTCGATTCCAGCGCCATGCGGATTTTTTCAACAAAGGAGGTCTTTATGACCAATGGACAACCGAACGAAACAGAAAAACAAGAACAAGAACCCGGTGCTCAGGCCGAAGCGCCGAAACGTAAGAAGCTCGCGGAACTCGAGACAACCCCGGAGATTATGGTCGCGTTCCAGAAGATGATCGTCGAGCGCGTACAGAATATGACGGTAGTTACTCAGTCCGGCGCGAGCCCGAGCCAGTGCCTGATCGGTGAGATCGTCGTACTTGAGGCGAAGATCGACGCGCTAATGCTACTTCTCGAGGAGCAGGGTATCGACTTTACGAAGTACAATAAGTACTTGGAAGAGGCCGCTCTCCGCGGGGCCGCTACTGCTGTAAATATCCGCAAACAGATGTTAATGAAGAGGTAGTCCGTGGAGAAATCAATTTACGATTTAGAGATGCACGAAAAGACGATGATCGGAGATAACGGTCGTCGGGAGATTGTAACTGTAATGCGCGTACCGGGTGGCTGGATTTATACTACGGACGATTATAATGCTCATAACGACCAGCCGATGATAACAAGTGTTTTTGTTCCGTTTAATAATGAGTTCCAGAAGAACCCGGATACGTTTTAATAATGGAGACGATCTGGCTCGTAAACTTCCCCCTCCCGCCATCGGTAAATGAATACTTAATGCCGGTCGCTGCGGGGTGGAGGACTTCAAAAACAGGCAAAAGGTATCAGAAGGCCCGGTTCGTAAAGACGGAACCGCATACGATTTACTTGGAAAAGTGTCGCGCATGGCGTCTGTTACATAATACTGCCTGGACGGAGTTACGGGCCGAACTTCAGGGGAAGGTCCGCGCTGCTCGCGCGGCGAAAGAGAAGATCGCCTTTCGCGTTGATACCTTCTTCGCCTTCGAGGACTCTCGCCTCTGGACCTCCGGGAACCTACCGCAGCAGCTCGACGCCGATAACCGGCTTAAGCCCTGCCGCGACGCCCTAGCGCACCTACTCGAGATCGACGATAAATACTTCTTCTCGGGGTTCTTTGAGAAGGTTTCCGCCCCCTCGAAGCCCGAGGAGTGTACCTTTATCCGTATATCGGCCTGTACGCCCCGGACTATTCAAGACCTTCGCATGGAAATCAAACGGGAGCGAGACCTTAAAGCTCCACAATCCCCGTACGCTGGTGGTAGAGTAGGTCCATGAGCCGCAGACTTGTAGACGGGGTACTCCCGAAACCTAAAAAGGGATCCAAAGCCGAGAAGAAGATGCTCGAGGGGCGACCTAACGGCTTGGAGATCGACCTGGGCCTTATCAACCGGTTACGTAATGCCATCCTCATGGGGGCCCCAGTACTTACCGCCGCAGCCCTTAACGATATCACCTACGATACGATGAGGGCTTGGGTAATCAAGGGTAAGGAGAACCCGGAGTCCGAATACGGTGCGTTACTCAAAGTGCTGGTTAAAGCTGTAGCAGAATGGGAGATCAGGGACTTATCCACATGGGACGCCCATATCGCGGGGAGACCGGCCCAGTATCTTCAGCAGCCGATGATAGACGGCAAAGGGAAGGTAATCACAGACCCCGAGGGTAGACCGATTATGGAGTACGTTAAGGACGCAGACGGTCGCCCGATATTACAGCAGAGCGAGATTAAACCGGACTGGAGAGCTGCAGCCGAGCGTATGGCAAGACGTAAGCCTCGGTCGTGGGCTCCGCGCCTTGGTCTCGATCTCGATACGATTTTAACTTTTGATAATAAGGACCGAGAGACCAAGCCAGAAGAGGCGCTCTCGTTCGAACAGCGGATCGCTAAAGCGGTTCAGGAATTGGAAGACGAGGTATGATGAAAGCAATATCAGTTCAGCAGCCCTACGCGTGGCTTATAATGCGCGGTATTAAAACAGTCGAGAATAGAACCTGGAAGACGAAGATACGCGGCCCGGTTCTGATTCATGCCTCGAAGAAGATCGACTTAAAATCCTACAATACTTTAAAGTCTCAAGGAGTCGAGCTTCCGGAGCTTGGCGACCTTTTAACCGGCGGAATACTTGGTCAGGTTGATATTACCGACGTCGTTACAGAACACGAGAGCGAGTGGTTTACCGGGCCGATCGGATTCGTTTTAAACAACCCCTTTCCGCTTCCGTTTAGAGCCGTTAAGGGGCAGCTCGGATTCTTTAAGGTTTATTTATGATGGTCGAGAAAGACGACGAGGGCGTCGCGATCGTTATTCAGTTTGGAAAGCATAAGCGCGAGTACTGCCTTCATAATAGCCTCGTAATCGACGAAGACCTCGAGATCGTCACCTGTACGAAATGTAATCATACGATATCGGCCTTCGCCGCGATCCGGGTTATGATGCGCCTCTCGGGAAAGTGGAAGCGCCAGAAGGCCGCAGCGGACCTGGCGCGCGAGGAAGCGTCAAAGAAGACTCGCACAAAATGCCAGCATTGTGAGAGGATGACAGAAATTAAAACGAATGTTACGGATATGAGAATCGTCCGTCGCGTCGAGGAAGAGGAAGCCCATGAGCGAAAACAACCAGGACCAGTTTAAGAAGCAACTCGACGAGCATCAGTCCATGATGAACGAGCGGTTCGAAGACGCCTTTAACCGGACCGTCGTCCTGAAGTCGCTCGACCTCGTCGCGCTCGAGGCCATGCGTCTCGAGATTCCTAACTGGGAGTCGATGAAGCTAGGCGAGCTTAGAGCAGAAATTAAACGACTCCAAGCAGCGGAGAAGATTAAGAAGTAATCATCTTTAAATTTAATCTATACTTTTCTGTCTCGTTAAGTTCTAATTTGTCTCAAAACCGATACACAATAAAGGGGATAACTATGGATCAAAAAGAAGAATTAAGAATACGTTTAGAGCAGCATAAAATGTGGCTTTTAGACTCATCTGCGGGAAAAAGATTCGTCGCGGGAGCAGGTGAAAACCTCAGCTCCGCCGACCTCCGCTCCGCCAACCTCCGCTCCGCCGACCTCAGCTACGCCAACCTCAGCTCCGCCGACCTCCGCTCCGCCAACCTC